AACATCTGAAGCACTATCTTCATCGTATCCAAACGAGGTAATAAGACGTTGCTTTAATGCGTCAATCTTTTCAAGAAGTTCCTTGTCAACTACGGTTGCAGTATCTTGAGCAAGAGCAGATAACTTGATGCTATCTTTGGTATCTTCAAACAACTTCTTTTCAAGTGCTTTGTATAACTGCTCATTAGAGTCGTATTTAAACTCTTTACCCTTAGCGGCAAGTCCACCCATGTAATTCATAATTTCTCTACGGAAATCGTCTTTCATGCCATTGGAAATGCCAATCTTTTCTTCAATACTACGCATAAGTTGTTCATTGGCAACTTCTTCTTTACCTGTAACTTGGTTGGTAACTTTTTCGTCTTGAATATAGGCAACAATGTTATCAATGTAGTTGGTGCAAGTTGCTTTTATTGCTTCTTCACTGCTACTAAGTGCTTGTTGTACTTCTCGTTTCACAATTCTATCATATTCTTTTTCAACTGCCTCAAGACGTTCCATCAAATTCTTTTTATCATCTTCACTATTAAATCCACTATAACTTTTAAGTCCTTCACGAATTTGTGCAAATAACATAAATGGATTTAAACTTTTAGCACCCATTCTTGGATTCACAATTGCATTAGAAAATTGATTCTGAATAAATCGTGCAGATACTCCACCATACAATCCTTCTTTTGGTGATTCATCTTGCATTTCTTTTACGTGTTCGTCTGTGAATCCATGTACACTTTGACCATTGTAAAGTTTTGCTTTTTGAATGATGCTCATATCTTGCTTGGAACTTTCTTCTAAACGACTTACAACTGCGAACAATGCAGCCAGATAAGTTGTATGGGGTGCAATGTGCTTGTTTACGGTACTTGTATTATAGAAGTGATCATAAATCTTCTTTTCTTCATCAATTTTCAAAAGATAAGGAATATCAATCTTAATGGTTCTATCACGAAGTGCTTCCATGAATTTATTGTTGGTTAACTTTTCAAACTCAGCATTATTGGTATGACCAAGAATAACTTCATCAATTGGTACTTGATTGAAACGACGTGGTTTAACACGATGCTCTTGAGTTGCACCAAGCAAATCATAAAGAAACTCAGTTTGAAGTTTAAGAATTTCTTGAAACTCTATAAGTCCACGATTTGATACTAAAAATTCACCATCAAAATCAAATGCACGTGGATCACTTTCACTTCCGTATTCTGCCAACTTGCGATAATTAATATCACCTGTTAACTCGGTTGCGTCTTGTGACTTTTCGTCCTTCGGTTGGAAAGTACCAATACCGACACGATTTTTTTCAGAAAGAGTAACACGACGTACGACAATGTGGTCAAGTCCCTTTCTGTAATCTCCTCCGTGCATCTCCATTAATTGATTATAGTAAAATTCATTAACAGGATTTAATGCACCATCTAATTTAAGTTTATAGTCATCATCACTTCTGGATGAATTGAGGTTACTGATGATTTGGGTACGAACATCATCAGGTAGAAGTTTTAATGGTTCTTCATTCATTGGACATGGAACTAGAGATTCATTACCATCGTTATCTGTAAGTTTCCAACTAAACGAATATAAAGCACCCTCTTCAGTTTGAGTGTACTGCTCAAGACCTTTTTTAAGAGCAGTTACAATGGTTGACTTACTGCTACCAACTGGACCATGTAAAAGAATAACACGACGTTCTGGACCATAGTGCCTACTTGCACTTTTCAAAATGTCCATAAACTCCATTAGATTTTCTTCAAGACCATAAATGGAAATATCACCGAGGCCTTCGAAAAATTTATACTTCACGTGCTTGCGTTTACAATATGTAAACTCTTCTGTACCATGTGATATAACCATATCGTAGAGTCTTTGGTACGAGTTTCTAGCAATACTTGGATTTTGTTCTATCATTGCGATGTAGTCCCAAAATGTACCGGTCCAATTTAAAGACTCGTATGTACTCACTGCCTCATCGTTATCAGACTTTATCAAGGATTCGAGTGTACCTGCTCTTTCTTCCTTATTTTGTTTTTGTCGTTTTTTATTTTCCATAACCATTACCTTATTTTATTTTGAATTAGTAGTCAACTTATTTTTTAAACTTTTTTAATATTGTATAGACGGGTGCTGACTTCACGATATGAATCACCATCTACGAGTAGTATTTTATTTTTATACACATTCCAATCTATAACAAAATTGTTATCTAATATGCCGTTATTAAGTTTTTTTATCAAAGCATTTAGTGAGTTAATTGTGTATAGAGTATTTGAATCTTTTTTTCGGTGGACACTTATTGTATTTTTGTAGAAATTACTAGTATTAAATGTATCTTGATTAATGTTGTATGTCAACATCAAACTATTCAAATCGTCTATATCTTGTAATATAAAAATCTTATCAAAAACAATATCATAATATTTCTTTATCGATTCCAATTCTGCATCATAGGAATGCATATCAGTAAATGTGCAAAGTAGTTTTGTTTTCATAAGATGTAACCTTTTGGGTATAAATATCTTATTTATGTTTCAAAACTCAAATTTGCTTCATATCCCCATAGTTACGACCCATATATGTACGAACCGGATACTTATCGTTTGATGTAATTATAGGTTGCATTTCTTTAATTAACTTGAACTCACTTTTATGCACATCAAATAAAAAAGCATCGTATGTGTAAAGTATCATTTTTGACTTTGATGCTTCTAGGTATTTATTTAGTTTTAATATAACTTCACAATTTTTTTCGGTTTCAGCGGATTGCAGTAGATAATTAAACACTTTATATGAATTAATTTTGTCACCGAAAAATATAGAAGCAATTTTGCGTTTGTAGTACCACGTTTCAACATAGTTGTTGGTATTATAAAAATCCCAAACTGAATCCACATATTCTGAGATTCGTTTCATAAACGGCACATTGTCTTTGACATCGTCAGTAATTCCACCGTATATTAAATTGAATGTAATTTTCTTAGATAGTTCATATTCATCTTCATTTAGTTCATCTTTTCCATGATAAAGTTTTCCAAGATATTCATGTAAAGAAGTTCTAGGTAGATCATAATCAAGAAAGTTTGCCAATAGTCTTAAATGGTAACTTTCGTAATCAACCATGATCAATAATCCATCGTCACCAAATCTACTTGTAAAACAATCTCGTTGACCAGTTTTTTTATTTAACGCAGCGTAATTAACATTACCAAACGCATTACTCGGACGACCCGTTGGAGTCATCATGTTATATTGACCAAAAACTAAATTATTTTCATCCACAAGAGTTTGTTTACCCAATTTAAAGTTTTCAACATACATCCCATTTTTTTCTATATCATACAATGCATGAGAAAACTCTTTTTCGTATTTAAGTAAGTTGGGTTCGAATTTGATGTTACCAATTGAATAGCACAACTTTTTAAAATGCTTTAACAGAACCATAATGGGAACTGATCTAAAATCTGTTACTTTAGACTCTAGATAATTGTTATCAATTTCAAGTTTAGATGATAAATACGAACAAACCATAGCATCGTGTGAGTTTTTAATTTCATTAACATGATATTTTAATTTTTTTCTGTCAAATATTAACTTCGTTCCCGTTGACTTAAAAATTAAATTAAGAAAATCGACTGGAATATTTGTAGAATCTGGATGTTCAAACGAAACAATGTAATATTTACGATCCACATTTACCATCAACACAAGAGGTGAGTTTTTGCATACATGGGTATTTGATTTGGTATAATACACATTAATGATACTGGAATGTTCATTTAACAAAGAAAGTAAATTCTTTGCATCTGTGGGATTTTCTATAAACATATATAAAGATATTATATTATATATCTCTATAAAATTCAAGTGGATTATTTAAAAGTAAAGATATTCCTGTCATCCGATTTTTTGCCTTGGAAATAGAATTTAAATTAAATTCTCTGACTCCGAAGATTTTACCATCTTGGGTATCGGTTGTTTCGAGTTTTCCTTTTATTTTCCACAAAACCGTAATGCATAAATAAAATGGATTTTTCTGTATGGTGTTGAATTGATCCAAACCTACTTCGTATATAGTAGATGTCTCTGCATTTCGTTTTTTTACAAAATATCTTTGAATGTATTCATTTTCGTAATTAATGTCAGAAATTTTTGGTTTCTTTGAAACTGGATGTGTGAAAATAATGCCATCTAATTTCCCACGATTTTTTGTAAGAGCAGAATATAAACTATTCATGTAAATGTTTTCATCTTCGTTTTTCATACTTTTATCCTGGATAATAATGTGATTCTATTGTAGTTGACCAATCACCATCTCCGATAGTGTGTTTTACACCCTTAATTGCGAATATTCCGTTATTGAAATATTTAACAGGAACTCCTGCACAATTAAATGTATCATATAACCGCAATCCTTCTATACCATCTAATGTTATTGAAAGGTCTACACCCGGAAGTGGCATATTATTAATTACATTATTATGTGGATTTAAATCAGATTCGCAGAATTTTTTCATGCGGTTGCTATCTGTATCTACGAGTTCAATTTGAATTTCAAAATCATTTTTATCTGTTCCATATGAATCATCGTGTATTTTAATGTTTGATCGTATAACTGACATATTTTTGCTGAATCCGTCTTTATTAGTACCGTTCGTACCGTGGTATGTTAGAATTTCTTGTTTATCTAAATAGTCGGTGGATAAATTGTTGTCTTTTATATGTTTTTTTAGTCGGTCGGGTAATTTATCTTCAAAGTCATCTTTTCCATGTCTTTTCTTTGTTGCGTGATATGTTTGCAATGCACCCTCGTTTAATCCTGTTTCTTGTCCTTTAAGTTCTTGTAAATGAACTAAATATGGATATTCAGTTTTATCTGATCCAGGATATACAGACGCAGACACAATTATATAATTTTTATCTTCAGGTTCAAGTTGATCAGATTCTACAAATACATCGGAGGACCAACCATCATAATCATCGTAATTAATTACCTTTCCTATTAAATATTTAGGAAATCTATCAGGATATTTTGTAATTTTATCGTTTCCACCTGCATTTGCTTCAAATACCAAGTTGCCATCAAAAACTTTTGAATTGGTCGATCCTTCTAATCCTATGTTCGTTCCTACTTTATTTACAAAGTCACCATCTACTTGTATTTGATATGTTCTTGGTTGTTTTATATCCCCACCTCCGGATGAACTTGCATATGCGGTTTTTTCTTTTTCTATGTTTGCATTTTTTCCTGTTCGGATGGTTCGTTCTGCTTTCTCTTTTTTTGCTTTTTCTATATTGTCCAATAAATCTTGTCGTGAACCTCCTTTTAGTACAGTTGGTTTACCGTCTTTGTAGTAAACCATATCATATTTACCAATTGATATATCAGATTTTCCGTCCGCAGATTTAATTGTATCAGTTGATGGATATACCGGCCAACTTGATTCTGATGCATTTTCTATACCGAAATATTTACTAGAAGCTGCAACTATGTATTTCTCTGGATCTTCCATATTTTTAGGTTTGTCATCAATATTTTCAACCTGCTTAGTGTAGTTTTCAAGTGGATTTTTAGCACCTTGTAATATCAAGTCTTGATCTTCTTTTGCAAAGAATCCGTTTTTCTTATTCATATTACCAAACACTATCATTGATGCCATTTCCGAAGATGGTTCTACACTCAAATCCATTTCTCTTACTATACTATCACCACGATGCGAAGGAAATACCCATGCGTCACTTTTCTGTTTTAAAACTGGTTCTGATCCTGAAAAGTTTTGATCAACTAAACTTAAAATCGAGTTTGACGAAGTATTGACATCATGTCCAATTATTGCAAATTTCCACATATTACCACCGGCAGTTGAAACTTTTTTCATTATATCAAGTAATATAGCAGATGCATTTTCTCCATGCTCAAACGATTCTGTGATTGTATCCAAACTTACATATAAATCTTGGATTCGTCCTGAATATCCCATAGTATTTCCTTCTTTGATATCCGAGTAAAAATCCGGAAAAGGTTTTACGACATCTTCGGCTTCTTCCCATGCATTTTCTTTAAGGTCTTTTGCGTGTTCACCTAAACTTGCCAAATGTTGTAAATTGTATCCCGATACTGATTTTACAGTAAGTATGCGATGCAAATCATCCCGTGGACTTTCTTTCATTGCTTGCTCTAATGTCTGTGCACTAGAAACTCCTTCTGGATTCATACTTTTCAGTATATCAATAAAATTTTGAGTTGTTTCTTGATATGCAGTTCGTGAATCTCCACTTTCTCCTTTTTTAAGAACAGAAAATCCAGCACCCCCCTTTTTACTTCCATCTGCATTTATACGAGATACAGTTGAACCGTGATATGTTTCTTTGTTCCATCTAGGTGCAACTGAATTTGGTATAAGTAGCACACTACCATCAACCGATTTTATATTAGGATGAGCAACACACCGGTTACCAAAACACGAAAATTCACATATTCGGGTGTTCTGCTCTTCGGCAACTCTTCTAAAAAATATATTGAATATATCAATTAAATACCCAACGGTTATGTATGTTCCTCCATTTGAATTGGATTTTCCTGCCATAAAAGGTTTTGCGGAATTGTATTTATTGAAAGTAAAATATCTTCCACGGGCAAGTGCAACTGCTTGTTGCTCAGCTGCTCCTAAGTTTATCGAATTTCCTGATCCGGTCACACTTTCCATAATTTTTTGGTCTTCTGGATCAAGGCCATCATTAATAGTTGCACCTACATCATTTTTACCCATTAATGAACGTCTTAATGTGGTATTAATAAATGTTTTTATATCAAGGTATTTATTACTTTCTTTGTTTGGTTTGGCTCCAGTTTGATTCATTATTTGTTGACCCACCTCTGACATACAGGAAATTTGTATTGTGCAATCATATCCTCCGTCTTCACGAATAGAATAATTAAAACTTGTAATTAGTCCCATTGTAAATCCATAGTTACCAAGACCTTTTCTTAAATGCTCTGAAGAAGCCGGAGGTACAGGACCGTGCTTTGCCTCATAAGCATCAGAAACTATATTTTTTTCATTATTCCATATACGATGAATTTTTCTATATCCATCAGGTGATAAATCTAATAAGGAATCACGTGGGTAGGTGTTCCAACCCCACTCTACTATCATAGTCATCCCAGGTTGAAAAAAGTATGGTTCTAAATAATCAAGTTGCGCTTGACTCCAACACGTAAAGTTTACCGTAGTTTTTCTAAAGTTTTTACCTGGTTCTATATCCTCGGATTCTATACTGGTTAATCCAGGTGAAGGACGAAACTTATAATCTGGTTCATCGATTTCGTGTCGTTTTGGTTCTTCGTTTGCTCCTGATGTTGTATATCCTAGCAGTGTTTTTGCTTCACCACCTCCACCGTTTGTTCCATCTCCACGGTCAAATCCGTATGTATCATGAAAGTTTCCATTTCCACCTAATACAAATCCGTCCATTATTTCTTTCGTGATTGGATTTTCTACAATGGCACTTGATACAACCCTTGCCCACGAAGTTTTGGGTCCTTTGTATGTGTTATTATCCCAATCTACAAGTGAATCGGTGTCTTGAGATATAACTGCATTGTATCCACCATTTGCATAACGATTTCCATCTTTATCTTCACCAACTAAATCTCTTGCCGAATAATTGGATGCTTCACCTCCTGTGGTGTGTGTATAATTTAATCCAAAATTTCTCCAACGATTTAAAAATTCTTCACGCACCCAGTTGCGTACATGATTCCGACACGGATATTGTAAAACGTCACCACGTGACCAATCTCTTTCCATAAATGCATCAACTGGTTGATCATTTACATCTCCGTTTAAACTAGTAGCTTTCATTAAATTCCATTTATTCTGTTATACTCGGCTATTATCATATTTATATCACGTGGAATTCTAATTTGCGAGCCTAATTTAGCAAACATTGTTCCTTTGATATTATTTGCAGATGCTATAATCCACCAATAATTTGGATTTCCGTAGAATTTATGTGCTAAGTGGTCTAATCGGGTTTTCTCGACCATTAATACGAATGTATCAGAACTTTTTTTTCTAACGGTTGGTAAAATAGAAGTGGATACAATGGTATTTCCATCTTCGTCTGTTTTGGTTGGTATTGTTTTGTATCTCATAATTAAAAATCTGATAATTCCTCTGCGTTTAATAAAGCAGTTTCTTCTTCAGTCAACCACCAACGTTTATGATATTTTATCTTCAGATCGTAATCGTCTTTGTAAGAATTTAAATTACGTTGTTGCGATGCCATTAGGTTGTCAGGAAGTGTTCTATCATTTACGTCATCTGGTCTATGACCAGGTGGTGTTGTAACTGATCCCATTGATATACGAGTTTGTGCAATGTATAATACACCATTGTGAAATACTTTATTTGAAATTATTGCTCGTTCACCGGGACAATTTGCTAATTTAGGATCATTGACGTATTGGGATTTGTATGAATCGGTTGGATTCCACGTTGGTATGTAT